ATCTCACGCTGCTCCAACTGAAGTCCGTACCGTTAAGCGTAGGATCCACCCCGAACCGGGGCTGGTGATCGGGGTTGTCTGAGCGGGCAAACTGCAAGGGGCCAGACGACTTGATCCCGGCCCCGTTCAATGTGGTGCCCGACTGCTCCCACAGGTTGCCGTTGTAGCCACACTCGGTGCAGAGGGGAGCGGCTTCGGTGTTGCCTACCCGGCGATGGAAATAGCTGCTCCCGCCACACTGAGGGCAGCGGGTGTCTTTGGTGGCGTGGCTGGGCGCCTTGGCGATGAATCCCTGGCGTCGGACGCGATGCCAGTTATCGTCTGGATCGCCCTCCGACTGGTAGCTCTCTTCCACCTCCTGGCGAGGCCCAGTCGGAGGGTACTGGGGCTGCCAGCGCACCGCTTTCTGCGGGTAGCCGACAGGCTGAGAGGGTACTGGGGCTGTAGGGCGTTGGGGTACTACCTTTGATAGCTGACGCTCCCACCAACTCACATCGCTCATCACTTGGCCTCCGACCAGTTCGACCCCACGCCGATGTTCACTTCCAGGGGGACGCGCAGCACCGGATGCCCGTCTAGCTGGATGTTTTCCATCGCTTCCTTTATCAAGGGTATGACGTCGTCCACCTGGCGCTTGGAGCATTCAATGACGAACTCATCGTGGACCTGGAGGGTCAGGTGGGCGTCGAAGGCACGTAGTACCCTACGGACCTCCACCAGGGCCACCTTGGCGATGTCGGCAGCCGTCCCCTGGATGGGATGGTTGACGGCCTGGCGCTCGGCATAGGAGCGCTCCCGCATGTCAGAGGACCGGATCTCCTCCAGGCGCCGCTTGCGCCCGTACAGGGTCTCCACCCAGCCCTGGCGCAGGCAGTCCCGCTTGACCTGCTTGCCCCACCGCTTGACCCCTGGATAGGCCCGGTGCCACCCGTCGTAGACGTCCTGGGCGTCCTCCAGGGAGATCCCTGACATCGCCACCACCCGGCCAGGCCCGCCCTCAAATGCGAAGTTGAAGTTGCTGTTCTTGGCGATCGCCCGCTGCTCAGTGGTCACCTGATCCATGGGGACGCGCCAGATGAGGCTGGCCGTCAGCCGGTGGAGATCCTCCCCGTGGGTATAGGCATAGAGCAGCTTGGGATCCTGGGTCTGGTGGGCCAGGATCCGTAGCTCGATCTGGCTGTAGTCGGCCACGATCAGCACCTTGCCCAAAGGGGCAATGAACAGCTTGCGGATCATGGTGGACTCAAAGCCCTCCTTCCATCGGGCGGGGATGTTCTGGAGGTTCGGCTCTGAGCAGGAGAGGCGCCCGGTCTTGGCGACCGCCTGGTTGAAGCTGGCCCGGATCCGGCTGTCGCTGTCGATGGTGGGGATGAACCCGATCACGTAGGTGGACAGCAGCTTGTTGATGTCCTTGTACTCCAGGAGCTTGCGGGGTTCCTTCCGGCGCCGTGCCAGCACCTTGAGGGTGTCGGCGTCGGTGGAGCGCTTGCCGGTGTCGGTCAGCTTGGGCACGCGCAGGCCCAGTTCGTCGTAGAGCCAGTGCCCTATCTGATCCGGGCTGTTGAGGTTGATGCTGGTCCTGTACTTGCTGCACTGGCAGCCGTCGTCCCAGCCCACCATCTGCTGGATCTCGGTGACCAAATCATTGACCTGGGCGGTCAGGACCGGCTGTAGCTCGTGGAAGCCCTCCAGGTCGACGTAGGCCCCGGTGCGGCGCATGTCGAGGAGTACCTCCAGCACGTCCATCTCCAGGTTGAAGAGCCGCCAGAGCTTCTCCCGGCCTGGCTTGCGGATGAAGCGGTGGAGGTGCCACCACAGCATGTAGGCCCACTTGGCGTCGGTGTGGTTGTAGTCGATGGCCTCCCGGTAGGGGCTGGTGTACGCCTTCTCACCCAGCTTCTCGCTGTAGATGAAGCCGTGGTACACCTGGGTCAGGGCGCCCAGGTTGTACCGGCCCAGGTTCTCATCGAGGAGGAAGGCCAGGGTCATGACGTCGCCGTAGGGGGGTGGCGGGATCTGCCCGTCGTAGTACTTGGCGATGCTCAGCAGGTCGAAGCCGACGTTCTGGTTGATCTTCCGGCGCTCAGAAAAGAACAGCGGTTCCAGGGTCGTAAACACCTGTTCCGGCGTTAACTGCCTGGGTCCGAGAGGGTGCCCCATGGGTATGACATCGGAACGATCCGGGCCAGCGAGGGCCATACTCCAGACCTCGTTGGTCCGGGCGTCCAGGGGCGGCTTGTCCTTGATCTTGGCGCTGCCGTTGACCCGGCGCAGTGCCCGGTTGGCACGCGTCTCGACGTCGAAGGAAAATCGGTTGAACTTGGAGTAGGCGTACAGCACCTCATTTAGCTGGCGGGTGGTGAGGATGGCGTCGATAGCCATGGTGGGCACCGGGCGCACCGGAGCCGGGGTTAGCTCAGCCAGCCCCCGCTCCTCAGCCTCCTGCTCGATGGCCTCGATGTCCTTGTCGGTGTAGAGCTTCTGCTTCTTGGTGCCACCGAGATCGTGGGCGCCGTCATGGCCCTCGCAGAGGATGCATCGCCATGACCGCTCAAGGAAGGTACGGCCCTGGCGCGTGCGGATCGAGGGCACCACCACCAGACACTGGGGATAGTTGGAGGAGGGAGACCAGCGACGGTTCCGGTCTCCCTCCCTTTCCGACACGGCGGCGGGTTGACCCGGCACCCCCGTACGGACCTCTACTCGTTGAAGGAGTCGGCCACCTTGCGGAGGTCACTCCTGCTATTGATTTCCAACGATGAATCATCCAGGAGCTTGGCATCGAACTTGGCGATGTCAGCCCTGGACAGCGGCTCAAAATCCCAGTCCTCTTGGAGGTCTCGGTTCTTGATAGGGCGAATCTGTGTGCGGCGGCTGTTCTTCGGCCCCTTCATGGCTACGGCGAAGTACCGCCCACTCAGAGGCTCATCCTCAGAGTACTCCTCCAGCATCTCGGTGACCGAGACCCCCGTCTCAAACGTGACGTGGGTGGGGACGTCGCCCTGGCAGTCGAGGATGTTGAACCGGACCCTGGCCTGGGGCTTGGGATCCACCTCGTCCAGGGGGCAGTCATCCTGGAGGCACACATAGCTCTGCTTGGTGCCCCTGGGCACCCACTCGCACCAGTGCTGGAGAAAAGATGCGTACGGCCCATCCTCCAGGAACATGATGATTTTCTCTTCGTCGGCCACCTTGTACAGCTTCGTCCAGGGGGACGGGGCGTTGGCCTTGGTACGCCTGTAGCCGCTCCACCCCTTGGCGACGGCCATGTCGCTGCGCCGGGGCGTGTCCTTCTCTTCTGGCTCGTCACGCCGTAGCCGACGCTGTGGCACCTCCTCCTCGTCGTACTCTTCGGCTGGCTTGGGGTTGCGGACCAGTCTGCGGGTTTCTGGCATGGTTGCTCCTTGGCATGGGGGTAGTGGACAGGAAGTCTTCGGCAAGGTTGGGTTCGATTTCGCTCCATCGAGCGATGCGGGAAAGCTCGTCGCGTGCAAGTCTCTCGACTTCATCAATGACAAGTAGTTCCAGGAAGTCGGTGTTGGTGGCTCGCTGGGTAGGGGATAGCTCAGCCCAGGCCCGGTCATCCATCCCCAGGTCGTGGTGATCGGCCTCAGCACCGACCTCGACGTGGACGGTCTCATAGTCCCGGACCCGGACTAAGTACCTGATGTTCTTCGTCAGCTTCATCGCCACGATCTCCAGGCTGCGGTGACCCGCTTGGTGAAGTCGGTGGCGGTTATACGTGGTGGTTTGTCCTCTAGGAGGCCCTCCTCTCTGGCGATCTGCACGATCCCCTCGATCTGGCGACGCGTCCACAGCTTCCGACCCGCATCCCCCAGCGTTCCTGGGATCGGGCGGGTCTGGAAGCTGTTGCGTGGTAGCCAACCCTTTCGCATCCAGGCCCGGATGGTGACGCTGTCCTTGTTCAGGGCCTTGGCGAGCGCCCCGATGCGAAACATCTCGTACTCGACGCCCTGGTACCAGATCATGATGGGCCTGGTGTCCCATGGCTCGTCCTCGCGCTCCTGGCGCCGCTCAGCCAGCGTGCGCTCCCGGCGCATCTCCAGGGACTCCCGGCGCCGCTGCTTCGATCCCGGATAGAACTCGTCCTGGAGTGGTTCAAAATCTCTCATGAGATCTGTCATGCCCGCACCGGCTTCCTTTCGTCGTTCAGGAGGAAGAATCGGTAGCTGTCCACCTGAGGGAACATGCGGGCCAGTTCGTCATCCGTTATGCGCTTGTCGTAGTACGCCGCCAGGATCCGGGACTCGTCCGGAACCCGGATCACTTCGGTCATGTCCTCCCACATGCCCTTCTCGGTGAGGATCTCCTCACACACCTCCTCATTCATGCGCTTGGAGGACACCATCAGGTTCTTCATCCAGGCGATCCGCTCCTCACCTATGGGGTCACCCAGGTCCAGATAAAGGGAGCCATCTGAGGGATCCTTCTCACCGTATTTTTGCAGGATCCCTTTCAGGTTCTTGGTGCCCTGGTCCAGCTTCTCAGCCAGCAGGTTGGACTGGCGCTTAAGGGCAAACCAGTCGCTCACCCCTTGCCGTAGAGCGGCCAGGTCCAGGGACTGCGTACGTACCAGACGTGCCATGCAACAAGGCTACAGAGGGGGTGTGACCGTTACCCCTCCGGTGGGCGATTGTCTCCGCTGATTATGAAGGCGGGCCGGTGGTGTTTCGCAGCAACCGCCAGCAGCCGCTCAGAGGCGCGATTGTGGCTCATGCGGTCCATGAAGCAGAAGACGACGTTGGGATCCTCCCAGCCGTCCACCCGGCGATGGTGGATGTACTTGAACTGCTCCACCTCAAACTCCAGATCCCGGAGGCTGCCGTCGTCCTGGATGAAGATGCGCTCCTGCCACTGGCGTGCCCAGGTGTTGAGGCCCTCCAGAAGGAGCCGGAGGACGTAGGTGTCGTCGGTCAGCCGGGAGCCACAGAAGAGGTACTGAGGGCCATCGGTCATACGACGTGGCTCTGGAGCCATTCGGACAGGGACTGGAGATCCATGGTCAGGCGCCCCTTGGGGCTGATGCCGGTGCCGTCCACCACGGCGTCAGCCACCCGCTTCTTCTGGCCCAGGAGCCGGTACTGGTACTCCTCGATGCTGTCGGTGACCTGGAGGGTGAGCAGGGTCACCCTGGGCCAGACAGATGATAAACGTATGATTCGGCTCTGGCGTTGTGCGTAGGCCCCTGCGGACCAGGGTAGGTCATAGCTGATCAGGTAGTTCGCTACCGGTAGGTCCAGTCCGATACCGCCAGCATCGCTTGAGAGGAAGAGACGAGTTTCCGGATCGGTAGCGAACTCCTGCTTCGCCCGGTCACGGGCCACGGTGGAGATGGCGCCCGTGAACAGCACCGACTTGGTCACGTCCCTGGTGGCCTCCTGTATGAGATCGAGCATGTCCCGGAAGAAGGAGAACAGCACCACCTTGTTGGAATCATCAGCCTCCAGGATGTCCTTGACCAACTCGACGGCAGCATCCAGCTTGGGGGCCTTCTTGAGGGCCTCCAGCTTGCCCAGGGCGTGTAGCTCCTGGGCATACTCACTGCCCTGTCGGTTACCAGGAAGCACCCCTCGATAGTGCGCCGCCGACAACCGAAGGAGGTCCGGGTGGTCGCACAGCATCCTCATGCACACCAGCTTGCTCATGATCCGGCCACGAGCTTCGCCCTGATCCTCCCCGTGGTAGAACCCCGACAGGGAGAAGTTGCCCCAGGTGTTGATGGCCTCAGCGAGTTCGGACTCCAGGTCATGCACCATGCGTCGGTACAGGGCAGAGGTACCTGGATCGGCGTCGATGAGGAGCGGTGGTGGCTCGACCACCTTTGGCAGTTGATCTGCCACTTCAGCCCTGGTGCGGCGCACCATGTGATCGACCACCAGGCGATGCAGGGTGGGCAGGTTCCGGTACATACGCACCCGCCCGAAGTGGTCCCGCTTGATGAAGGCGGCATCGAAGGTCTTGAAGTTGCCCAGCACGCTTGGGTCGATCCACTGCATGATCGAAAAAAGTTCCTCAGCCCGGTTCTCGATGGGCTGCCCGGTGAGGCACCACTGGTAGGTGGCCCGGAGCCGCTTGAGCTTCTTCGACCGGTGCGGGCGGAAGTTCTTCGCCCACGTCACCTCGTCGGCCACGATGACGTCACGGGGGAGCTTGCTCACGATCTCCCAGTCGTTGACCATCTGCTCGGGATTGAGGATGAGGTACTCGGCCTGGTGCTGGTTGTAGCGCCGATACTGCTCCTCCCGCTTGCGGGCATCCCCATTGACGACGATGACGCTCGCGTCGGGTGAGAACTCCTCGATCATGTGCTTCCATTGGAGCTTGATCGAGGCAGGGGCCAAGATCAACACTCCGCCGATCAGCCCCTCCTCGATCAACTGCTCGCAGGCGGCGATGGTGATGACGGTCTTCCCCAGGCCCATCTCGTAGGCCACGAGGAGCTTCTGCATCTCGATCATCTTCTGCACCGCTTCCTCCTGGAAGGGGTACAGGGTGCCCTTGAAGCTCACCAGAACGAGGCTAGGACCGCCGTGTCCAGCCCCTTAAACACCTCCGGCGCCGTTAACTCCCCCGGATCCTTGCCCCTCATCCCGGCGTAGTTGAACACCGAGATGGGGATCCGGTGGTGCCACTTGTCCTGGAGCAGGCGCCGGGTGGCCCGGATCCCGGCTTTATCAGCGTCCAATGCTAAGACCACACTGTCACACCGCTCTATCAGGAGTTTCATCTGGTGGTCGTTAACATCGCAGCCGAAAGCGGCCACGGCGGGCACGCCCAGGGTGTCGAGGTACACCACGTCGAGGCTCGACTCCACCAGCACCACCCACGCGCTGGCCCGCAGGACGTGGAGGCCGAACAGGGTGCGCCCCTTCTTGAGGCCGGGTGGGTGGTTCCTCACCTCGTCGGGGGCCTTGGCCTGCCAGCCCCAGTTCTCCCCGGTGGGGGAGTAGATGGGGATGATCCAGGCTGACTCCTCGTAGTCCCAGCGGATCTGGTAGCGGTCGATGCTCTCAGGAGTCAGGTGACGGCGCTCAGCAGCCCTGGGTGGGGGAGGCCCGAAGTCCTCCAGGCGGCTCTTGACCACGGCCCCCACGGGTGGCTCCCAGGGCGCCTCAGCGATGTCAGAGAGGTCGACCTCGTACTCCCGGATGAGCCGGTGGGCCTCCCACACCCCCATCTTGGTCACGTCCATGATGAGGCGCGTCAGGCTGCCGGAGTACTCACAGGAGAAGCAGTGGTGGGCGCCGGAGCGCCGGTTGATGGACCAGTGGTCTGGCCGACGCTCCCGCTCGCCCGTGCGCTTCTCGTGCAGGGGACACCGGGCCTGGACCTCATCGCCCAGGCTTCGGATGTCCTCCACCCCGATGTGTTCCAGCAGGTCTTCAATCATTCGTGTTGTCGTCTACGTCCGACTCGTACTGGTGGTCATCTAGCTCGGTGATGGAGCCGTAGTCCAGGTCGGTACCCAGGCGTACGTCCCTCTTGGGGCAGTTCCGGCTGGCGATGATCCGCAGTAGTAGCTCATGCTCGCTGATGGTGCCATCGGCCTCCTTCACCTCCTCTACACCAAAAATAACATCAGAGTCCTGGGCAAAACTGGAGGAATATCCGATGCTGTCCAGGGTCAGGTGCTTCCTGGCCTTCCAGGACAGAGCCTGGGTGGTCTGGACGATGGGGATGTCAGCCCGTTGGGCCAGCCGCTTCAGACTCCTGGTGATGTTGGTCAGGGCCTGGGGGGTGCCCGGATCAGCGCTCACGCCCTCAGCGTCCAGCATGTAGGTGCCGTCGATAAAAACTACGTCGGGTTTCTTGGCTGCTATTTTTGCGGCGATGGCTGACACGGTGGTGGTGCTGGTGGGATCATGAATCAGGGTGACGGGTGGCCGCTCATCTGCTTCATGCATCATTCGTACGAGTCGCTTGCGCTCATCGGGGGTGTACTCCCCCCGCTGGAGCCGAGTCAGGCTGATGTTGGCTCGGAGGGCGTCATGACGGGTGGTCTGCTCGGTGTCGTTCATCTCAAAGCTGACGAACATGGTGCTGGCGTCGGCCTGGCTGGCAGCGATCATCATGCACATCAGCAGCATGGATTTCTTTACCTTCTGGAGGCCGACCAGGGTGACCAACTGGCCCTTCTGGAGGCCCGCCGTGGCCTGGTCCATGCTTGGGAACCCGGTGGGCAGACCCAGGAGTCCACGCTTTGTGGTCAGGTTGTCGTAGTAAGTCAAGCGTTGCTCCATGGCGTCGGTGTCGTTGATGACGTTGTCCACGAGATCTGCGACGTCTGTGTGGATGCTCTCAAGGCCAGCGGCCATGAGCTTCAGCACAATGCCGGTGTCATGGTTCTGAAGTGGATCCTTGATGCCATCGAGCATGGCGCTGATGCGGACGTAGCGGTACGCCTCGCGTAGCTCGTCTATGTAGTAGGCCAGCGGCTCAGCGGTGGGCACCAGGGGATCGTCCGGGTAGGCCCGGTCATACGCTGCCTGGCTGGGTGACTCCCCGTACTTGGACCAATGCTCACGCATCCAGTCGAAGACGGCAGCGTTGTCCTCTGTGAAGTACTCGCTGGTGATCCGGGCCTCAGCTAGAGCCTGGAACCCCCTGACCCGGATGCAACACGAGAGGGTCTCCTCCTGGATGTCAGGCACTCCAGGGCACCGGCTGGTCAGGCTGGATGCAGGTACCGTGTGGCCCGTAGGCCCATCGCTGCTCGTCCAGCCCGAAGTAGATCCTGTCTACGTCAGGCATGGACGGCAGTCTGCGACCGAGATCCTGTGGGGCCGACTGGAAAACATAGCGCACCGGCCAGTTCTCGTTTTCCACACGTTTAGCCACAGCCTGTGCAAAACCCTCCGGCCTGGTGGTGACACACAGGTCGATCCGGTACTGGGTTCGGGCCAGGAGGGTCCACATCATGTTGAGGCCCCGCTCGGAGACCTCCCAGTAGCCCAGGGCCTGCCCGTAAAGGCCCAGGTTGCACTTAACCCGCTCCCAGGTACGGACCATCTGGTGGTCCGGGAGCCTGGCGACGGCGCCCTCCCATATGAAAATGATGCGCCGTTCGCCTTCAGTTCCTAGCTGTCCTTTCTGCACCGGGCGTCCTCTCCCTCGATGACGATGAACTCGGTGACCTCATGCAGAATGCTGGTCAAGCCCTGGCTGTAGCGGTCGGTCAGCCCGTCCAGGGACAGGTTGGCGGTTACCAGGAAGGGCAGACAGCGGTTGTAGCGGAATCGCAGGGTATTGAAGATGATGGTGTTGGCCCAGCCGCTGTCACCTACGTGTTCGCGCCCGATGTCATCCAGGAGGAGCAACTTCACCCTCTGAATGCGTCGGATGTGCTGATGGACCTCAAGCTCATCCTCACCATCCAGGATCATGCGCTGCTGGTGCATCTCGATGTAGGTGCTGGCCTCGATGCACTCGATACTGTCGCCCTCCTCCTTGGCGCACTTCATGATCATGGAGGCCAGGAAGGTCTTGCCCACCCCGGCAGGCCCCAGGATGGTGAGACCGATCCCCTTGACCCGACACTCGGGAAGTCGGAGCATGTAGTCCTTGGCGGTCTGAAGGGCCTCCTCGTGGCTGGGGTCGATGATCTGGAAGTCCTCCAGGGACTTCTCGGCGTAGCGTGGAAATACCTTGTTCAAAGTCTTTCTCCTTGGAAGTTTCGGTTACAGCCGTGGCAGTGGTAGCGCTGGTAGCGGCCCTGGCGTCCGTTCCTGACGACGCTCTCGGCGCCGCAGCGGGGACATGGGGGCATCTCTTCCTTGGCCTGGGCGCGCTTACCCAGGCCCGCCCGGAGCAGTCGCTTGGCCCGTGCAGTGGAGTAGTACTTCCGGATCCAGTCCTGGCGCCAGTCGTAGTACTGCTCCACTCCGGCGTGCAGCCGCTCCCGGAGGTGTTCGTTGAGGCCAGCGAAGATGCCGAACTCCAACGCGTCGTAGTTGGCGAGCGTCCACCGGGTGCAGTCCCGGAACACCGGGCACCGCACGCAGATCGCCTGGCATGCCGCCAGGTCTTCGATGGCCTCACCGAAGAACAGGTTGTTGACCCTGCCGTTGGGGGTCATGCACCCACGTCGGGGGTCGTCAAGGAAGTCAGCCGTGGGCCGGATACCGACCCACAGCGGGGTACGCCTGGTCACGCCGTGGAGTATGAGGTGGTGGTGTGACGGCCAAGCCAGTAGTCCCGGCCCTTGCGCTCACCCGGTTCTCTTCTGGACGGGTCACGTCGCTGGCGCTTGGCGATCAAGGTTGTCAGTTCGTCCCTCCGGGCCAGGAACACGCGCCAGGGCGGCTTGTCTGACCGGCGCCACCAGTCCGGGTGACGAGCGAACTCCTCCATCATCAGCCGGAGGGTATCGAGACCGATCCCGTACTGGCGCTTCCAGGTCTTGAGGTTGTGAGCCAGGGCTTCTGGCTTGCACTGAGCGGGATCCACGCCCACCACCTGGGCGAAATCGAACGCCAGGAGGCTGACTGGATTTTGGACAGACTCCGACTTAACCCCATTAGAAACACCAGAACCAAAACCAACCCGCTCGTCCATCCCGGCGCTTCGCGCCAAGATAGACTCGCGCCCGCCGCTGGCGGGGGACTTTGGGCGATCATCTCCGCAACAAGTGCAGAAGACCAGCACACGGTAGCGGTAGCTCTCCCCGATCCGAACCTTCTCGATCCATCCGCCGTCTTCCAGATGCAGGAGAGCAGCCCCCGCATCCGGCACCTCCCGCCCCATCCTGTACTCCAGCTTGTCGACCCCGATCAGGACGAGTCCCTGCCGTCCCGTGTTCCTCCCGGCCCACGTCAGTGACCTGTGTTCGGGGCTGTCACCTAGTTCCAGGCATGGAGGATCCAAGCCTTGTTCCATACTCACCCTCCCGGCATCCCCAGCCCGTCGTGTCGAGCCAGGCTCCTATGTTCCAGCCGTCGCCCCGGAGGGCGGCGGTAAGGAGGGAGTCTGCCCCCCGGCTAGCGTGGATGTCAACCCAATGGGCGATTATCTCCGGGAGGATTTGTTACCTATCGAGGTGAAGGTAAGACCGTGATCAACTACAAAGGCGCGCCTGTCCACACAGTTCCACACAGCCGCACAGAGGTGTAGTTGGTCACGAGACCGCCGTGAGAAAATGTCTAGTACTTCGTGTGGCTAAGATCAAGTGGATTTTTGGTGAACGATGACCTACGTTGGTGACCCTGCCCTGGAGGACGAGGAGTACGCTGAGGACGACTCCGAACTGTCCGAAGACCTGGAGCGCTACGCCCCGGAGCCGCTAGATCCCAGTTCACAGCAGTTTGTGGACAGGCTTGTGGATAAGGTGTGGGACTTCACGGTGATCTTCTCGGGCGTGGAGATGTTCCCCTACCAGGAGGCTCTCGGGCGCCGGATCATCGAGTCGGTGATCTCTGGCGACGGCGCCACCATCACCGGGGAGTTGTCCCGGCAGTCGGGCAAGACGGAGGTGGTGGCGAACGTCGCTGCCTCTCTCATGATCCTACTGCCCCGCCTGGCTGAGATGTTCCCGGAGTTTGAGCCTCTTAAGAAGTTTATCAAGGGGGTAATGATCGGGTGTTTTGCTCCAGTCGAGCAACAGGTTGAGACTTTATTTGGTCGCGTAGTGGAGCGTTTGACCAGCGAGCGGGCGTTGGAGATGCTGGAGGATCCTGAGATTGACGATCAGGTGCGCCCCGGCAGCCGGAAGGTAAGGCTCAAGAAGTGCCAGAGCTTCTGCGCCATGCAGACGGCTAACCCTCGTGCCAAGATCGAGTCCAAGAGCTACCACGTCATCTTCGTGGACGAGTCCCAGTCGGTGGACGAGTACGTCCTCAACAAGAGCATCACCCCCATGGGTGCCTTCTACCTGGCGACCATGGTCATGACGGGGACGCCCGACATCGTGAAGGGCGTCTTCTACAAGACCATCCAGCACAACCGCCGCCAGGAGCTACGCCGGGGTGGCCGGAAAAATCACTTCCGGTTCGACTGGCACTACTGTGCCCGATTTAACAAGAACTACGCCGCCTACATCCGGGGTGAGGCCAGCAGGATCGGGGAGGATAGCGATGAGTTTCGACTCAACTACCGGCTGGAGTGGCTCCTGGAACGAGGGATGCTCATCACCGAGACCCGTATGGATGAACTCGGTGATCCGACCATGCCCATCGTCCAGGGATACTGGCGTTCCCCGCTGGTGGCAGGTATCGACTTTGCCCGGAAGATGGACAGTACAGTTGCCACCATCGTGTGGGTCGACTGGGATCGCCCCGACGAACTGGGTCTATACGATCATCGGATCCTGAACTGGCTGGAGATGCACGGGGAGGAGTGGGAGGACCAGTACTGGCGGATCGTGGACTTCTTCAGCAACTACTCCATCGTGGCGTGCGGCGTAGACGCCCAAGGCGTGGGTGATGTAGCTGCTGACCGGCTCAAGCGGCTGCTGCCGAAGATCCAGGTGGAGCCGCTGTCGTCACAGATCGCTGACCAGTCCATGCGCTGGAAGCACCTCCAGCAGCTATTGCAACGAGGTCTCCTTAGCTGGCCCGCCCATCCCAAGGCCAAGCGGACCAAGACCTGGCGCCGATTCCGCCAGCAGATGGTGGACGTGGAGAAGAGCTACAAGGGCGCCCATCTGGTTATTGCCGCCCCGAACGAGGCTGGTGTCCATGATGATTATGTGGACAGCTTGTCCTGCGCCACCATCATGAGCCAGGTGATGATGGTCCCGGAGGTGGAGATGACGTCGACCCCGTGGGCGTCGTCGGTGAAGAGGGCGCGCTCTGCTCATCATCGTCAGAGCCGAAGCCGCCGCTCGGCATAGGCGTCCCCACCTGAGAGCCGGTGGCCCGCTCCATGGAGGTGTTGTGCGCCCACTGCTCCGAGATGCTCACGGTTCCAGGGTACTGGGTGGTCACGGGGGGCCTGGGCACCGAACCTAGCCTTGGACGTAACCCCTGCGATGGGAGGAATCGCTATGTCTCTTGGCCCTGAGCCGACGTTCCCGGAGCGGGGACGGTACCAGTACGACGTCACCCAGGGGCCGAACGCCCCTGGAGGCCGTGGGCCTCTGCGCTTTGAGGAGGGCCTGTCCACCGATACGGACATCCCTTCAGATTTCAGCCGGGGCATGATCGAGTTCATGATCTCGGCCCCTGGCCGGATCAACAGGGTGGACCCACAGACCCAGTTCAAGATGCCGGAGGAGACCATCCAGGAGCGCGCCCATGTCGGCTCGGCTGCCTGGATCGACGCCCCCACAATGCTGGGTGAGTTCGCTCATGGCTCCTTCACCGACCAGGCCGAAGTCAGGTACGAGGAAGTGGTTCGGAGCGGGGGCATCCAGAAGCGCCGCTCCCCTGAGGTTGTCACTGACTGATCGTGGCTGCGGTCCAGGAGCCTGGCTGGGATGTCAACGAGGCGCCCCCTCCCGTCGTTCGGCGCGCCCGGAACGCTGGCCGTCAGTTCGGCGGCAGCACCCAGCCTGGAGCCACTGAGTCAGCCCCGGCGCCCAAGGCACGCCGGAGCAAGGAAGAGATAGCCCAGTCGAAGGCGGAAGCCGAGTCTCGACGTCAGGCCAGGGCGTCGGAGCAGAAGGCCAAGACCGAGAAGATGACCAGGCGGCGCCGGAACTGGGAGCGGTCCAAGGCGGGCCAGGCCCGCTCCCGTGACATCGTGGACTACGCCACCGAACAGCACAACAAGCTGGCTGAGGAGCGTCCAGAACTGGGGCTGACCAAGCAGAAGCGGCTCAAGCTGACCCACGCCCAGGCGTACGCCCACTACGGGTTTGAGCAGCACCCGGAGGGGCCTGGTATCGGGGAGCAGCAGCTACCGGGCATGGAGGATCCCCATGCCCTGGCGACACCCAAGCGGTGGGAGGATCACAGCCCCAAGCAGCAGGAGGACATCCAGCGTCGGGTCAAGGCGGCATCGGGGGCGACCCTGGACACCATGACCAGGGACTTCGGCGCCCAGCTTGACCAGGCGTACTTGCGGGCGCGCCGGGTCGGGGCCAAGGAGCCGTTCGCCATGACCTTCTACCACCCTCACGGTGAGGCCGGGTCTGTACTGCACGGCCACGCTGCTGAGTCCCAGGTGCCCATGGGCTTGATCGCGTCGGCCAATGCGGACACGTCCCCGAAGATGACCTTCCGGTTCGTGAGCAAGGCAGGCCAGGTCTCCTACCCCAATGCCGAACTGGCTCACCATGTGGTCAAGCAGGTCCAGGCTGGCGTGGACCCCAACAAGGTGACCAAGACGGGCCTGGCTGGTAAGGCCCGCAGCGTCATCAACGCCAACATGTACAAGGCGGCACGGCGGGCGCATCAGGTCATCTTCGGAGGCAAGACCGTGCCAGAGACCTACGCCCACCACGGTGGTGAGAAGTCGGGCTTCGGCCCCAAGACGGCGGCGTACCACAACTCCTGGCTGCCAGGGCACCCTGACTACTTCGTCTCCGACATCCACTCGGGGGGTGGCGGCATGCTGCCTCACCTGGGCCACGAGCAGCCCCTGCGCCGGGATGAGCAGGGCAATGTGGTGATCAACCCCAAGACCGGCAGACCCATGGCTGAGAAGGCTGAGCGCGAGGAGGCCATGGAGGTCTCGGGCTGGCACGCCATGGCTGACTACGCCGCTCGCCAGGCCATGGAAAAACGGGGGATCCGCCGTTTAAGGCAGGGCCAGGCGGCGCAGTGGGGTGAGGAGCAGATCCAGCGTCACGAGAAGGAGCCGATCGCTCGGCTCAAGTCTCAGTTGCCCTCAGAGGCCCAGTCATACCCGCCCATCGCCCACCCGGTCCAGTTCGGCCATCACCAAGGGACGTTGTTCTGATGAAGCAGCCCAAAGTCAAAGGCGTACCCGTCGAGTACATGGATGTGCAGACGCTGTGGAACGACCGGCGTGACCCCCACGCCAATCCCATGTCGTCCTCGCCCAGGAGGATGGGCCGTGCGCCCAACCCCAGTCAGCTTGGTGGTCTGGTGGAGCAGGTCTTCCGGGGGTCACCGACGCACCGGGCTGGCGACGAGTAGTGGCTGCGCCGCCCACCATCCTGGCGTCATCCCGGCTCACCTACACCTTCACCCGGCCCCGCCAGGTTGGGGTGGCAGCGCTGTCCAAGTCGAAGCAACTGGACCGTCAGACCGCCCACGCGCAGATGCGCGTCCAGTACCGCAGGTCGCTACCGGTCACTCAGGTCGACTTCTACAACCAGAGTCGGCAGGCACCAGGGCAGGCCAAGAAGTAGATGTCCATCCAGTTCCAGTCCCCCAGCTATAGAGCGGCGTCATCGGATCTTACGATCCAGATAAGCCCGCTCGGGCTGGTGGAGCTAGCGGACGAAGAGTTTGAGGTCCACGGCCCCAGGCTCAACCGCTACGCCATGAACTGGGCCTTCTACCTGGGCTACCACTGGGCGCAGCGCCCGGACCTGGGGGAGCCGCAACTCACGTTTAACTACGTGCGGGCACTGTCGGACTTCACCACTAACTTCGTCTTCGGTAAGGGCGTCGGCTTCCGATCACCAGACGCCACTGCCGCCATCGTTCCCACGCGCCTCCAGCGCATTTGGGAGAAGGACAACCGGAAGGACTCCCTCCTGTGGGAGATGGGGTCCATGGGTTCGGTCACGGGGGATAGCTTCGTAAAGGTTGCCTACGAGGAACCCTGGACCGATCCAGCGGGGATGCCACATCCCGGCAGAGTGCGGGTTCTGCCCCTGAACTCAGCGTTCTGTTTCCCGGAGTGGCATCCCCACGACCGCAAGCGGCTCATCCGCTTCAAGCTGAAGTACCGCTTTTGGGGCACCACGATGGAGGGCACTCGCCAGGTCTTCACTTACACCGAGTTGCTCACCGAGAATCAGATCGAGGAGTACGTCAACGACGAACTGATCGACTCTCGGGAGAACCCACTGGGTGAGATCCCCATCGTGCATATCTCCAACCTGCCCATCGCTAGCTCGCCCTGGGGCATGCCTGACATCCAGGACGTGACGGTGCTGAACCGCACCTACAACGAGGTGGCAACCGACATCACCGACATAGTGAACTACCACGCCGCTCCGGTAACGGTGGTGATCGGGGCCAGGGCCTCCAACCTGGAGAAGGGGTCGCACCAGACATGGTCGATCCCGAACAAGGAGGCCAAGGTAGAGAACCTGCTCTTCGACCCACGGGGCATCGAGGAGGCCATCAAGCTGCTCGACGTCCTCAAGCGCGCCATGCACGAGATGACCGGTGTGCCGGTGACCGCCCTGGGCGAGGAGCAGGCGATCTCCAACACGAGTGGCGTGGCTCTGGCGATCCAGTACCAGCCACTCATGAACAGGTTCCATCTCAAGGCCACCCAGTATGGGGAAGGCTTTGCTGAGGTCAACCGGCTGGCACTGAAGACGCTCTTCATGAAGGAGCCTGAGACGCTGGTCTACAACCCGGAGTGGGATCCCCCGCTCCGGGATGACCAGCTACCGATGCTGGATCCGATGGATCCGGTGACCTACGAGAACACCGTCCACTTTCAGCCGCCTCTGCCGGTCGACCAACTGGTGCTGCTCAACGAGCTACAGGTCAAGATGGCGCTCGGGCTGGAGTCCAAGCGGGGCGCCCTCCAGGAGCTTGGTGAGGAGTTCCCCGACGAGAAGCTCCAGGAGCTTTTCAAGGAGCTACTGGACGACGCTGAGCAACAGGCTGCGCTGGAGATGCTGCGCGCCCAGGTGTCCTCTCTCATCGTCAACATGACCGGCATGGTGTCCCCGGAGGGGCCACAGCCCATGCCACCTCCACCGGCCAACGGCAATGGCAATGGCGACAAGAAGAACGGCAGCAGTGATGTGAAGTCTGCCGGTGGCCCTCAGGTCAACACGGCGCCTACGGCCAAGATCGCCAGCGCACCGGGCCTGGACCTGAAGGACAACGCCGACGTGGCGAAGATGTTCCAGCGCATCGTGTCGTTGGCGCATGGCACCACCATCCCGCAGCGCCGGGTGCCTGAAGAAGACGAGCAGTCATGACCGAACCGGAGAACCTCAACGACTCCCAGTTCGGTCCCATGAAGCCGTACTACCCGCACCGTGGTAGCCCGGAGAAGCGCGCCCAGCCCACCCAGGGGAAGCTCTTCCAGGAGGGCAAGCCGCAGACGCCAGCCCGCTGGCCCAGGGGCTACAGCCCGGAGCGCATGGCTGCCGTAAAGGAGCATGGCCCGGTCATTACTGGAGGGGATCAGCCCTATAGCCACACCCTGACTGGCTCCACATTGGACAGCCCCTACAACGCGCCCCATGGCAGGCGCCTGGTCCAGGAGGCCATCGCCCGGTCCTCGATGGATGTGACCAAGCTGAAGGATCTGAGTGGGATCCACCTCCACTCGGGTATGCAGTATGTGACCGGCACGCCATCGGTCATGGGGGACTATGAGCCTGCCAACCGGCAGATCAACATGTACCCCCTCAAGGGCGACCTGTCGGTTAAAGGCCCCAAGGGTGGGGTGGTCACGAGCATCACGGGAGGGAGGGGCAAGCCCACCTCTCTGAAGCGGGCATTACCCCGGTTTGATGCTGGCCTCATGCACGAGATCGGCCACCACGTCGACTTCACCACCCGGTTCCCGGTGGGTTCGTCACGCGAGATGACGCCGGAGCGCACCACGCGCTACCTCAAGAGCCGCACCGGGGTGGGCAAGACCGAAGGTGCCGCCGATCGGTTCATGCTCCAGCACTTCCAGAACGATCCCCGCAACCAGCGGCGCACTGGGTTCAACATCCAGCGGCAGACCTATGGGTTCCGGGGCACCACGCCCAAGACCATGCCTGGCTACGACCCACAACTCAGTGAGTCGGGTGCGGAGGAGCGCAAGCGGGCCGACGTCGAGGACTACCAGGCAGCCCGGAGGAACCAGGGCCGCAAGGAACACGCCCAGCTACGGCGCAAGGCCGTGACTCGCTACAAGCAACAGCTAGCCAGGAGGAAGAAGAGGACATGACCGCCACCGAACCAGACCCCACCCAAGGCGACCCACCGCAGCCGCCTGACGATGGCACCACCATCACGGTGCCAGTCACCCCGCCTGAGCCACCGGCTCAGCCACCTCGTACCCAGCGTACGGGTGAGCCGCCCCAGGCGTTCACCCAGGAGGATGTCGAGCGCATCCGCCAGGAAGAGCGTGCCCGCTACTCCACAGAGCAGCAGCGTGCGGATGACCTGGAGAACCAACTCGCCCAGTACCGCAAGGCTGACGAGGATCGGATTGCTGCCGAGACCAAGGCCCAACGTGAGGCTGCACGGGCTACGAAGAAAAAAGAAGAGGAGGAGATGGAGCTACGCGACCTCATCCAGAAGAAGGATGAGGAGTGGGAGGCTCGTCTCGCTGAGGAGCGCCAGGAGAGGGAAAGAGCCTTTGCTCTGCTTGAGCAAGAGCGTCATCACGCCGGTCTCCAGACGTACCTAGCTCAGCGTATGGCTGAACACAGTGAGGAAATATCTCCCGAACTTCGGGATCTAGTCAGCGGAAATACTGAGCAAGAGATTGATGCCAGCATCGAGCTTCTTATTCAAAAATCCGCTCTGATCCAACAAAATGCCGTCAATGCTTTTCGGAACATCAATGCGGGCCGTCCCATGGTGGGTGTCACAGCGCCCCCAGTTGGCCCTATGGAAACGTCGCAGACGTCACGTACGTATACGGCGGATGAACTCAAGGCGATGACCCCCGAAGAGTACGCTGCTGAACGAGACAACTTGCTGCGAGCGGCCTCTCAGAGTCGCAGGCAATAAGAGGTAGTACCCTAAAACGGAGGTAGGCACTGTGCCTTCTAGCATCACTGGAACCCCGCTGCTGAGTGCCAGCCCGACTGGTTATCCGGGTACTAACTCGCAGCTTTCGCCCGCCATCCAGGTCATCTGGTCGAAGGAAATCCTCTTCCAGAGCATGCCGGTTTTACGGTTTGAACAGTTCGCCGTGAAGAAGACAGAGCTTGGCGTGCAGCCAGGTCTCCAGATCAACTTCATGCGTTACAACAACCTGGGCGATGCCACACAGTTGGTGGAAGGTGTCCGCATGCAGACCGCTGCGCTGACTGCCTCCCAGTACGCCATCACCGTGGCAGAGCAGGGCTACGCAGTGGCCGTCAGCGAGCTACTGCTGAACGCCTCGTTCGATGACGTCATGGCGTCGTCCTCCCGGCTCCTGGGCCGCAACATGGCGAAGTACCTGGACGGGTCCGCACGCGACACCCTGTACCAGTCGTCCTCCACCATCTTCGGCTACGCCCTGCCGACTGGCGCCATCACGCCGATCAGCCCGTACGACCAGGGCACCGTGGCAGCGAACTATGCGGCCCTGGCTGGCACCCAGTACATGAGCGTCAACGTCAGCAAGGACGCCGTCGAGACCCTGGCGACGAAGAACGTCCCCCGCATCGGTGAGACCTACGTATCCTTCATCGACCCTCACCAGTCCAGAAGGCTACGAGATAACCCAGAGTTCATCGAAATGACCAAGTACGCTGCTGCGGGAAACTTCATGATAGGCGAGATAGGTCGTCTAAATGACGTGGTATACATCGAAACCACTCAGATTCGGCAGTACGCTCCTGGTGCAGGCCCCGCTGGCGGCACCGGCCAGGGCAACGCTGGCGTCACCCATGGGGCGCTGTACCTGGGCGACAATGCCTTCGGCCACGCCATAGCTCTCCCCGTCGAGCTTCGTGACGGTGGCGTCCTCGACTTCGGACGTGAACACGCGCTCTGCTGGTATGCGATTTGGGGATTCGGTTTGATAACCGATCAAAGTGTAGTACAAGCGTGGACAAACTAAGAGATGCCACGAGGTGCTGCACAGCGGGGTGACTTCACTGGCTCAGAGCGGCAACGCCTGGCTGAGGAGAACGCCGCCCAACTGGCTGAGCGCCAGAAGGAAGTCGGCCTGGTCAATCAGGTGGACATCGTCTACGAGGAGGAGGGTGTGTGGGATCCCGCCTCCGGTGAGGTTGTGGAGATGTCCCCTGAGGCCCAGGAGCGACTGGAGGCTCTCAACCAGCCGGTCACGGTGGAGACCGATCCCATCCTGGATCCCTCTGTCCCCCTGCCTGGTTACGACCCCATGAAGGATCTCCAGGTGACCGAGACCCAGCAGCGGCCCAGGCCCCAGCCTGCCAACAAGCTGGAGGTCGAAGACCTGGGGCCGGAGCCGGTCGTAGTCGAAGACGAGTGGCGCGTCATCAGGGTCAACAGCGACATCGAAGAGATGACCTACGGCGCCGGTAACACCCTGACCTTCCTACGGGGCCGT